AATAAAAAAAAACAAAAAAAAAAAAAAAAGGTATAAAAAAAAAAAAGGGAGGAAAAAAAAAGAAAAATATCAATTAATTATAAATGGGTAATAATAAACATACAAGAAAACACCACAAAATGAATAAAAAACATAAAAAAAAGAGTAATAAAAGATCTACAAAAAAACTAAAACCAGTGAAATGTTCTCCTACATCAAATAAATCATATACTTGTTATTCAGACGATTCTTTACATTATATTAAAAAGATGTGGAACAAGCGTCATCCAGATAATAAGATTTTATCAAATGATTCTCGTGAAATATGGAAAGCAATGAGGGAAAATTTAGCAAACTCGTGTAATAGAGAATCATGTTGGATTAGGCAAAAATTTATAAAAAAGAAATTGAATAGAGAATTACTGAGTTATACATTTGCACCTAAGGCACCAAAAAAATGGCGTACTAATCCAAATGAATGGTTGACAAGTATTGATATAATTAAAGTAATGAAACAATATGAAAGAAAATATAAATGTTTTGAGTTTATAGGTCCTTCACCTATAGATTTTGATCATCATAAAATGTATGGTGAGTGTGTATGGGAGGAATTGTGTAATTTTGATTTAAATCAACAAATCAAAAGTGGTAAGAGTAAAATAGGGGTAATTTTTAATTTAGATCCTCACTATTTAGAAGGTTCTCATTGGGTATCATTATATATTGACTTTAAACAAAAGTTTATATACTATTTTGACAGTGTTGGAGATCCCTGTCCTAAAAGAATCATGAAATTTGTAAATAAAGTAAAATCTCAAGGTTCAAAAAGAGATATGAAATTTGATTTTAAAGAAAATAAGATGGCACATCAGAAAAAAGACACAGAGTGTGGAGTTTATAGTTTATTTTTTATAATAGAAATGTTAAAAAAAGAGAAACCTTACATGTTTACTCAAGAAATACCAGATGAAAAAATGGAAAAATTTAGAAAAGAATATTTTAACATATATACATAATTTAACCGACATTAGATTGATCTTGGTTAGAAGGTAAATTAATGCCAAACTGATATGTAAGATTAAGATTACCGTTAGAATCTATAGACGATTCTGTTTGTACTAACTCTTCGTTATTTGTAGATGGTATAGACATAGATTGAGAGATAATATTTGCTATATTTCTTTGTTGATCACTTATATTAGGATCATTATTAATATTATTTAATTCATTCATTACTAATTCTCTAGCTATATCTTGAGAATTAGTAGTATCTTCCCTAGATTCTTCTGGTTGTTCCGGTTCTGTAGTTTCATCAGTATTTTGTGTATTAGAAGAATTGTTATAAGGATTATTTATAACATTCAATGGATTATATTCTCTAATATCATATCTACATATAGGGCATCTAACAGAAGTTTCAAACCATGTTCTTAATGATTGTGGATGAAAACAATGTCTACATTCTAGTATTTGAAGAACAGTATCATTGTTATTGAAACGATTTCTAGTAATAGGACATCTATCATTCATAGGTTCAGATATCTGATCAAATATTCTTTCTTCAGTAGCTCTAGATATTTGTTGAGGTGTAGGTCTAATTGTTACAGGTTGTAATGCTTGATGAAATATATGTTCTAATGTATTAGGTAAAGAATTGTAAGCGACACTAGGTCCACTAGGTCCGCTAGGTCCAAATCCAATTGACCCAAACATAGGTATAATATTTGATATAGGAGATTGTAAATTATTTTGTCTAGAGATTACGTTATTATTATTAATATTTCTAGGTCTAACATTTCTAGTGTTAGATGTATGATTGCGTCTATTAATATTCCGCCAATCGTTTCTAGATTGATATAAGCTGTTACGTATATTACTTCTAACAGCACTTCTGCTGTTGGTTCTTCTGTTACTTCTGGATCTTCTAGAAGTATTTGAAGTATTAGTATTAGTATTAGTATTTGAAGTATTATAAGAGTTATTATTGGAAGTATTGGAGTTTGAATATCTAGATGAATATAAATAAGCTAATATCATTTCATAACTCATTTCAGCAAGATTATCATTCTGATCAAGTATCCTATTGTTAATACTTCTTGTATTACTTATAAAATCAAAAAACCTGTTAATAATTGATATATGATTATCATCATGATTAGGGTAATTTTGCGTTCTTGACCACATATTATATAAAGTTCTAAAAAAATATGTTTAAATACAACGCTGTTTATATTAATATAATGTCATTGAGTCATGAAACAGTAGACAAATATGGAGGAAAAGGATTAACAGGGTTAGCAAATTTGGGAAATACATGTTATCTTAATTCATGTATGCAAATAATTTCTCATACCTATATGTTTAATAATTTTTTAGACTCTGATTATAAGACAAAATTAAATAAAAAACCTGAATCTGTACTATTAGTAGAATGGGATAAACTACGAAAATTAATGTGGAGTGAAAATTGTACTGTAAGTCCAGCAGGTTGGGTGCAAGCAGTACAAAAAGTTGCTAAACTAAAAGGTAGGGACTTATTTACTGGTTGGCAACAAAATGATTTACCAGAATTTTTGTTATTCTTAGTAGATAGTTTTCATATAGCTATGCAAAGAGAAGTAGAAATGAATATTAAAGGTACAGCGTTGAATGATAGGGATAAATTGGCAAAAGTATGTTATACAATGATGCAAAACATGTATAGAAAAGAGTACTCTGATATGTTAAAAATATTTTATGGAATACATGTTTCTCAGATTGTTAATTTGCATGGAGATTCTTTATCTGAACATGCTGAACCATTCTTTATGATTGATTTACCTATTCCAAAGGATAATAAAAGTCCAACACTAGAGGATTGTTTAGATGCATATTATAAACCCGAAAGGTTGGATGGTGATAATGCTTATTTAAATGAAAAAACTAATAAGAAAGAAGATGTAGATAAAGGATTGGTAGTATGGAGTTTTCCAAATGTTTTGGTTATATCTTTAAAAAGATTTAATAATAGTGTTAGAAAAGATCAACGTTTAGTAACATTTGAACTAGAAAATATGAATTTAAGTAAATACGTAAAAGGTTATGACAAGCAATCATATGTGTATGATTTATACGGTATTTGTAATCATAGTGGTGGTACATGGGGTGGACACTATACTGCTTACGTAAAAAATGCTGATAATAATTGGTATCATTTTAATGATACGAATGTTAGAAAGTTATCTGACAATATAGAGCATAGTTTGATATCAACTCAAGCTTATTGTCTTTTCTATCAGAAAAAAAATGTAATATAATTTATATATAAGAATGGATGTACAAATAGATAATGTTTCTAATATGCCTACCAATTATGATTATATGAATAATATAGGTACAAATCCTTGGTCACTCGTTTTTTTATCAGGAGTAATCATTGTATATTATTTAATATTTGCTACTTTAGGAGGTGGTAAATCAGAATCTGGAGGTGAAGGTGGTCAATCCGCTATTAAAAGTTTTATATTTTTAGAAGTAATTATTTGGGGTGTTTTCATTGCATTACTATTATTAAATGGAATCCAATATTTTTTTGATATAGACGTAACCGCATCTATCCGTAACTTCTTCTCTCCTCAACCAGAGATAGATATTGAAATTGATAATCTACAACCTGATGTAACATCAGAACAAACTAAGATAAAAGATGAGAGCCAAGTATTTCATATTCCAGGAAATACATTAGTATATGAAGATGCAAAAGCATTATGTGATGCTTATGGTGCTAGGTTAGCTACATATGATGAAATAGAAGATGCTTATAATAAGGGTGCAGAATGGTGTAGTTATGGATGGTCAGATAACCAGTTAGCATTATTTCCAACACAAAAGGAAACATATGATCGTTTACAAAAAATAGAAGGTCATGAAAATGATTGTGGACGTACTGGAGTAAATGGTGGATTTATAGCAAATCCTGCTGTTAGATTTGGTGCCAACTGTTTTGGATATAAACCGAAAATCACATCAGAAGAACAAGATGCGATGGATAATGCACCTGAATATCCTAAAACAAAGAAAGATCAAGTATTCCAACGAAGAGTAGATTACTGGAGACAGAAACTACCAGAAGTAGAAGTAGCTCCATTTAACAGAACAACCTGGAGTAAAGTATAAAATAATTAAATTTATTTATATTAATTATTTTATTTACGCTTACGCTTATAAGTCTTTCTTTTTTTAGTAGATTTCTTATTTTTTTTACCCTTTCTTCTTTTTATTTTCTTTTTACGAGTTTGTTTTTTATTTTTCTT